TCAGTCGTCTCTCCCTCAACAGTTCTGACTACTCGGGCAATTCGCTTCGCACTTTCTTTTGTAAATCTGACAGCCATCTTATCTCCTCGGCAGTCCCAGCGTCTTCCACGCCTTCGCATACTTGGTATAAAATGTTATGTATTGTGGCGTGCCTGCAACGGCAAGCAACTTTCCGCTCCCATCTAACTTTTGCGGCTCGGTGACAACTGTTTCTGCATCACCGCCCGATTTGATATCTGACTCCTTGATAGATCTTTTTTTGCTCGTATCTCCGCCCTCATAAATGTAATACCCTCGGTCGAGAATCTTCTTTATATGTTTTGTTGGATCTCCTTCGATTTGGTATGTCACTTGATAATATATATTCCCTTTTGAATCCCACATTTTCACTCCATTGATGTCTTTCATCAATGCTTCCCAAGCAATAAAATTAATTCCAGCAATTAAAAGCCGATCCTTATTAACCGTACCAATATATTGATAAAGGAGGATAGGACGAAAGTCCCGCGCCTTCTCATTTCTCACAATAGTAATCAATAAATTGATTTTCTCCTCAATGACGGGCGGATCAAACTCGTCCCCCGCACTATTTTGTACAGCAATGGATTGACTTCCAGGATCACCTGTTTCGAGTGCTTTATACGCCTTGTCCACCGCCACCGTGTACCGAGCAGACCCAAAGGTGATTCTCGGATCATCGTCAGTTGGATCTTCAAAGGATACGCCTTCTTCAAGCTCGTCCTCCGACCTCGTGTTGTATTCACAGGTGACAGTCCACTCCAACAAGTTCTCAGGATCTTGGTCAGCTATTCGTCTTTTGCAGAGAACAGTGTCATCGTCCGTGAGAGTGTCATGGAAGGCTGGGATTCTCGAGTCTGCCAAAACTTGCTTCTCTGTGGTAGAGGTGTCGTCCGTGACCACGCGATACTTGCGCGTGTAGGATAATTCTTCGACTGTCCCTGAACCTTGCTTCTCGCGTTTTAGATTGACTGATGTTATGCTCATGGTATTACCATCACCTCATCTCTGCTCCATCCTCTGAAGTTAATTAAAATCTGATCTTGCCTCTCGACCATCTTCTTGCTATAATCAACTTGATCTTTCGTGTTCTTCTCCACCTTGTTCATCGTCTTGAGTTGGTCGAGTCCTGCACTATATGCCGCCACCGACCCCTTCTCCAATGCCCCAGCATATCGAGGAGACCTCGCCTTGAACGCATCTGTTGTCTTCTTTTCTTCTTCCTTCGCCAACACTTCTTCTATATCCAAGATTCCTTTTATAATATCCAGCTCTCTCTTCTTTTCCCTAATCTGCTTCCTCGTAAAACGGTATGCTTCTTCCTGGACGTCCTTCTCAAGAGTGTCCATCTTAGAACGGAGGATCAGCATGTCCTCTTCCTCTTCCCGTCTGGCTTTCGTCATGGCAAGGAGCTTTTCTTGCACTCGTCCTTGAGCAATATCCCACTTGCCCTTTCCTCCTTCTTCCGTAGGAAGAACACCACCGACCCTGCTTCGGAAGTTTCGTATCGCTATCAATTCTTCCAAAGCACCTTTCTGTTTCAAGTATGCTCCGGTTTGACTTCTCAGAATCCGCATAAGGGCTGTCGCACTTCTTCCCTCATCCAAATAGCTTTGAATAACTTTGCGTGAACGAGTGTAACGTTCGTTATATCCCTTCGTCAGCTTTTCTATTTCTATGCCCAGATCTTTGACCGATTTCCCTTCTGTTGCGAGAGCTGCGATCTTGGCTTTCTGAATCTGTTCAAGGATGCGTAAATTCTTCAATTGATCTTGAGTTAGTTTCTTTTCTCGGATGCCCATGAATGCCCAGAACTTCACCATTCGATCTTCCAGAGATTCCCCTGTAAATTCCGACAACCAGTTCAAGAACCGTCCAGCAAGAACACCGCCCGCAAGAGCAAGGCCAATGAAACCCCCTTTGGCAGGAATTGATGCCACGTTTATTGCAGTGAATGCGGCGACGACTTTAGGAGAAAGAGCAATCAATCCCTTAAATGCTGCAATTGAGGCAAAAGTCCCTTTTGTCAATAGGGCAAAACCTTTGGTAATACCCCCAACAGCAAACAATACAGGACCGATCGCCGCCACGATGCCGCCCCACTTGAGTATCTGCTCCACCTGAGAATCCGACAACTTTTCAAACCACTTCAAAACCTTCTCTACAGACTTTGTCAATTTTATTATCGTGGGCACTAATTTCTCGCCTATCCCGATGCTTGTCTTGACAACCTGGCTCCAGCTAAGTTTCAGTTGAGCAGAGAACGATGTCAATTGCTCCTTTGCAATCCTGTCGGTAGTCCCTGCGGCAGACATCAATGTTTTTTCATATTCCCTGATGCTTCCAGACATGCCGATCAACGGAAGAATGGCGCCCTGAACTCTGGCTCTGAATCCCAAGGCAACAAGAGAGGCAGATTTTTGAGAGGTGGACATATCATCCAAAGCACCTTCTATGTCCTCAAGGATGTCCGCAAAGTTCCGCAAGTTTCCGATCGTATCAAATACTCTTATGCCCAACTCTTCATACGCCTTGGCATTCTTGTTTGCCGCCGGAATCATAAGCCGCAAAATACGAGAGAACATTTCACCACCAACCTCTGCCTTGCGCTGCTTCTCTGCGAGAGCGGCCAACACAGCAACGCCAGATTCCAGAGGGATATTGTAAGCCGCCATGCTTGCACCAGCTCGAGTCAAAGCCACCGCGAATTGTTCAGTGGTAGCATCCGCCAAGGTCGTTACTCGAGTGAGCACGTCGGACACCTTCAGCATGTTCTTCATATTCTGCTCGGTGTCTTTAACCTTGAGACCTAACGCAGATTGTGAGCCAGCAAGTAATGAGGTGGCGGTGGACAGATCGAACGCACCAGCTTGGGCAAACTTGAGAACGGGGACAAGAGCTTTCAAAGATTGCAGAGCACTGAAACCTGCTGACGCCAAGAAATAATAAGCTCGTGCAAGCTCCTTCGCCGCGAAGGTGGATACGGTGGACATTTCTAATGCTAAATTGCGCATAGCCGCTTTCGTTTTAGCTGCCACATTGGAAACGATCGCCAAAGACTCCGTCATGGCTTTGTCGAATCCGGCGAATGCTTTGACTGTAGCCGCTGACAGGGCAAGAAGAGGAAGAGTGACAGTCATCGTCATTTTCCTCCCGAGCGCGGCCATCTGCGTTCCCAGCACTTTAGTTCTGTTGGCAAAACGAGTCATCGTCTTTTCTGCCGCACCGAACCGACGCTGAAACTTGTCAGTCTTCGCATTAAGCTCAACTGCTATTGCTCCGATTGTTCTCACAGTTTCTTTTCCTTCTTATTTTCTTTCTGTGATAATTCTGCTTTCCACATCATCAATTTTGCCTTGATCTCTTCCACCGGTTTTCTTTCAGGTAAATCAAAGTCCAAAAGAAATTCTTTTATTGCAAATGGTCTTCCTTTTCCTCTTGCCGTATTTGCGATCGTGCAAGCAATAAGTGCCGCCCGAAGATCCGATCTTTCAGGTTCTCCCGGATCTATGCTTTCGTATGCTTGCCATTCTCCAAACTCCCTACTGTTTATTTTTTGCTGGGCTTGAGCAACGCCCATGCCAAGTTGTCTCGCCAGCCGGAACCATTGACGACGCTCCGGCTGCCTTATTAGTTTTTTCTCAGTTCCTCTTCTTCTTCTTCGCCGATCCCGTTCATCTCGGTAGCGATCTCGAAAAGAGTCTCAAGCACCTTCGCGGATTTTGCGTTCAGCTCATCAAGATCTGCTTCGGAGAACAACCTCTCCCCATTTTCTCCCACGATGGCGAGAGATAGTAAGAATACTTTCAAGCCCTTCAGCTCGATTACCTCTCCCTTTTTACGCTGCTGGACTGTATCTGCAAATGAATCCCGCTCAGCACCGGAAAGAGTTTGCATCCGCACGATGCCTCCCCACTCGGGAACTTCTACGTCTCGGACGGGCAGATCTTTCGCTTTCTGAATTTCTTCTTTTGTCAACATTTTCATTTGTTTATCTTCTGACATGGTTAGTCTCCTTCTTCACTTATGGTTTATGCTTCTCATTACGATACTGCCACTTCTCCCGTCACCTTGATTGTCGCGGTGGCGGTCATTCTGTCTTCCAGCGGACCCTTGGGCGTGAATCCGGTCAGGAATCCGTCGAACACCCACGTTGACGAACCACTGTCAGGAAACGTGATCGTAATTTCCTCGGCAGCGGACGTTATCGGAGGAGTGGTTCCCGGCGCGAACGCCATCTCTACTACCAGCTCTCCCCAATCCACCAGATCGGCGGGAGTGAAGGTATGTGCTTTTGTCGTTCCCATGTGGCTCGTCTGAATACTTGCCCGACTCGCTCCCGGCGGAGTGACATCAAGTATCTCCGCAAGAAAGCTCGACGAGAATGTAATTGTAATTCCTGTTCCTATATCCATTTTATTCTCCTTTCCTTATTTTGGTTTCCTTTTCCTCTTTCTCTTTGAGGATCAATTCGTTCAAGACCACTTGTACTTTTCCGTAATCTTGGGCTTCTTTTGTCTCCCATTTTCCATCTCGAGATCTCACTTCATATTTCAAAACATTTGGATCGTTGAAATTGTATCTGACTTGCCGTCCGGAAGAATCCCTGCCGACGAAACATTCATATCTATTCTGTCGGAATCTCTCGTCGTCTTCTAAAATGCAAATGAGTGCCTTTCTCCTGCTTAACATGACCGACATGATTCTCCTTTCTATTCTCTGACAGCTTGAAAGTTGCCAACCCAAATATAATGATCAGTTTCGTCTCGGTTCAGAAACAGAATGCTGCTTGACTGAAACAGCCCTTTGTATTTGACCGTGCCGACGCTGAACTTGCCGTATCCAATCATCACGTCCACAATGTCTTCCATCTTCGCGTAAGCGGTTTTGTATTCTATATCACGAACTCGGATATGAATTCCTTCCCGTCTCAATGGATTCACGCTCCTGTCCTGCACTCCTTCTGGCTTCGGACCTCCAAAATCATAAAGCGTGATCGTCGTGTCGAGATTCTCCGGCTCCGTCCCGATAAAGATTCCCCAGCCGGTCACCGCCGCGAACGTTCCTATCCCGCTTGCCACCAGTTTGTCTTTCAAATCTTCACTTACCGGATTCATTTTGGACTCCTTCGATATGGCTCTTGAACTGGTTAAAACATCTAATGAATGGAATTATATACCCCTGTAAAAATGGCATCAATCTACGCTGTTCTATGGCTGTTTCACGACGTTCTATCGCTGTTTCATGCTTGTCTATGCTCATACCTGACCTACATCTTCCTTCCGTCAGCTTCTATTATCCCAAGAATTCGATCAAAGTTGTTACTCAACGCTTCTTGCAAAAACTTCCATCGCTTCCCTGGTCTGTGCTTTGCTTTGTCGGGAGGCGTCTCATGAACATAAATTGCGTAGTGAGCTGAGTATCCTATCATCACTCGAGGATTGCTGTCGCCAGAAGGCAAACTCATATTTTCTTCACTAACGATTCGGCTATGATCTGAACTCATCATGCTCCCATCTTTTCCCTTGAACCCTGAAGCGAGAAGCCGAGCCGCCCCGCCCCAAACGGTGAACGCACTTGCTGCCAAGTTGCTCAACATTCTGGGAACGATCTTTTGGCTCTCTCCTTGAACGAACAGCCCTGCTCGGATCAGACCCTTCTTGTTCCTGAATCGAATCTTCTGCATTTCCACATTCAGGTTCTGCAACGTCTTGTCCAGTCCTGTAACTCTAATTGCTTGCAGCATTGCTCTTATTCCTTTTCCTTTTGTTCCATACTTTTTTACCAGATTCAGACATTTTCTTTTGAGTTTCTAAAGTAGAATGAGTTCCTTTAAGCGATATGCTAATCTTTTCTTTTATTCTTTTACTAATATGCTTTCCTCTGTTCCAAGAAATTTTTCCTTTATTTGCCGCACTAATTTTTCTTCTGGTCTTTTTAGAACAAACTTGTCCTTTATTAGAGCGGGATAATTTCTTTTTAGTTTCCACAGAAACTGAATGTCCTTTCTGAGCAATACTTATTTTCCTTTTTGTTTCTTCTGAAAGATGTCTTCCTTTTAATTTGGTACTTATTTCCCTTCTTGTTTTTAAAGAATGAATCACACCAGGATGTCCTTTGCTTGTGAGACTTATTTTCTTTCGTGTTTCTGAAGTGGGCGATCCCCCATCTCCGCCATCCGTTCCATTTGTCAAATCAACCTCATGATCGCGAAAATACTTGATCCAGGTGATCTCTTCTTTATTTCCATTTCCATCAGCAAATTCTAAAATTGTGATAGTTGGGATTTGTCCTTGATTAAGCATTTGACGGATCCAACAGCTCTTATGAGTTTTGGCTCCTTTTCTTGCCTCTCGCAAATGGCCTACCAATCGCTCCTCAAGAGTCCATATTGTTTTTCCTACGTATCTTACATAATGGTTCTCTCGCAAAGCATAAATCTTTGTTTTCATCTTCTCTCCTACAACCAGGCTGTCCTGAGATACTCCGTCACTCGCAAGTTCGGAAGCTTGCCAAACTGTCTTATCTGATAAGCTCCGTCCACGCTCGTCGGATCTGTTTCAACGGACGTTCCCAGATATAGATATCCGCCAGTGACTACGTCTGACCCGACATAAACCACCGCTTGCGACAACACTTCATTTCCTTGCATGTCGGTGAACATTTCCCGCTTTCCCTCCCATCGGCAAGTGAGCGTCACGGGCGTGGCAAAAGTATATCCACCGTAACCATCAGGAACGGGAGTTCCCCAGTAGGTGCAGGATTGACGTAACATTCGGGTCACAATTGACATAGGATATTTCTCCTTCTTGTTTCCCATCCTCTTTTAATAAATTCTGATCTTTGTTCAGATGTGGTTGCGGCAAGAATCTTCTTTTTTCGTTCTTGAATTTCTTCCGCAGTGACTTTTGACCATCGTTCTCTTTGAGAAGCTGACATCCGTTGTTTTGCCGAATCGGAATGCATCTCTGTCTTTATTCCTTTATTCCAAGATGGCCTTCCTTTCCCAGCTTTAGAAATAAGACTCTTCGTTTTCTCCGATACAAATTTTCCTCTCTCGGCATCACTTATTTTCTTTCTCGTCTTGACAGAAACAATTCTTCCCATATTCGAGTTACTCATCTTTTGACGAGCCTCAACAGAATGAGATCTTCCTTTGCTCCATACGTTCTTTCCTTTGAGGGACTCCGACAATTTCTTTCTTGTAGCTAAAGACACTATTCTTCCTTTATGAGCTTCACTATTCTTCTTGCATATTTCTTCTGAATATCTAACCCCTAAATTGTTTTCTGCCTTTGGACGAAGATTGAATCCTTTGCCGTAAGTCTCAAATAAATCAATAAACTTTTGTTCATAAAATAATAACTCCTCTTTGCTACAGATGAGAAGAGTTTTAAAAATGAATTTATCTTCTCCGTACTTACTCCATGCAAATTGTAAATATCTATTTGCATGGTCGTTCTTTCTAAGCCTCCGTAAATGTTCGGCTTTCCTTCCTTGCAAATTCTTAGAACTGCCCACATATCTCTTCTTATTAGCTAAACAATCTATTGCATATATTCCTGAAATGCTCATGATGTTATTGGCTCAATTGCTGTTATCGTTGCCACCCCTGCCGCGCCCTTGCTCATCGCGAGCAATGCTCCGCTCGTGTCCAACATGCAGGCTTGCTGTCCATACATCGTCACTTGAAGATTGAGGCCAAGCGAGTATTGAAAATTTTCTCCAACCGATCCTGCTTTCTCAGCCGATCGCCTTGTGTCCCTGATCGCCACGAAGTGAGCCGCCAGCCACCGCTCGATCTCTTTCAGGATGGCGTCGGTCAAACTCGAGTCCGTGCATTTGGTCGTCACGGTTTGATTCGCGGCTGTTATGAATGCGGAGATGTCTGTTATTGACGTATCCACCTCAATAATTTCTTTCACTTCTGCTTCAGTAACTCTGGCCATCTTTCAATCCTCCTATTCCTTTTAAATCTTTTGCCTTGCCGGAGCTGATAATTCCAGAAACAGCGTCCTCGTTCCATACCAGTCCCAAATTTGCGACCACTCTTTTTATCCCCGAGAAATCACCTTCGATATATTCCGTCGGCCAAATCTCCACCACGTCAAGACCTGCCTCTTTCATCTGCTTAAATCTTTCTCGATAGGAGCCAACCCAATTGAGCCAATCTCCGGCATTCTGATATGCGTTCATGTAATCAGTCTTCATGCACGACCGGACTATATCTTGGTCGCTCCTTCTCACGATAATCCAGCGAGCTCCCGGGAAGGCTTCCTTCCAGATCTTCCAGATCAAGCACAGGCGTGTATCCTTGTAGAATAGCGTTCTGCCTTCACTGCAACCCTGCCTCGTCAACTCAAACTCAAATATACTTTTCAGAAGAGGAGCGGGAATCAAATCAAACTCCTTCGGTAAAGGGTATTGTCCCGTTGTGTCCGCAGACAGGGCTTTGAAATATGGCGTGACTATCCAATCGGAGACCACGTCGTTCCTGAACCTGCCGAACCCGCTTCTCGCCTTGCCAAATGTCCCGCCGAACGCTCCGCACATGTATAAAATTCTGGCAGTCATGGAAGCTCCGCTCCTCGGACATCCTGTCACGAACACGAGTGAATTAAAAGATAAGCTCATCGTTACAAAACCTCTTTTGTATAAAGCACTCTCGCTTCGTTCTCTTTCTTGCTCCCGCGAGGCATGATTCCTTCTATAAGATCCTCGACATAATGCGGAGGAGCAAAATTAGCGGTCACGTGCGCTCGAATGAATTCGTTGCAATCGCTGAAGGCAGAACCGATTTGCTTTCCTTCTTCCAATAGAAAAGCATCATAGACGACAGAGTAATCGCCCATCCACATCAGCATGTCGAGTCCACTTTCTTTGGTGGGCACCGCAAAATCAAAATTAACCGACCCCAAGCAATCTATGTTGTCAATTATTCCTATACCCAGATCTAAATAAATTACGGGAGCGTCGGTCTTGAACAAGCCTTTTTTGAACAGTTCGATCTTGCTCCAACACAACGGCCATTTGTGTTTCAAGGGAATAGTCTCGCATTGAATTCCTCTTGGTATGTTCGTCAAGCATGAGATTTTATGCCTGACGTGTAAATGCTCCTCAAGCTCATCGCATAACCGACTCACATAATCTGCCGTGAAAATACTGTCCTTGTGCAGGAGGCAAACTATCTGCAATGAGACTCCTTCCTTCATGATAAACTTCTGCACCGACTTTTGCCCCTTGCTGACCAGCTTTTCTAATTCCGGCTGATTATATCTCTTTCCACCCAACCACATGTGGAACACGTATGGATTAGCTCCTTTGAATATCTTTTCCTTTCCTTCCTCTGAATAATTGCTCGCTTCGAGGCTGGCAAGAAATGGCCAGGTCGCTTGCTGAAATCT